AGCACGTCGCGGTTCAGGTTGCGCCCGTAGCCCATCAACTCCAGCGGCGTGATGGACGCCAGCCCGAACGTATCCACGTGGTGGAGCACGTCGTCAATCTGCGCAAGTTGGGCGTCACCCTGCACAACCTGCAACCCGCCGGCCTTGTTGAAAAAGAAATCCGCCACCGCCGCGTAGGGGTCATCCAGCGCCGGCGCGTTGGCCGCCTTGTACGCCTCCATTTCCGCCTGGTTGGCCCCGTCCAGGATGTGGGCGTAGCGCAGGCCGGAGCGCGTCTTGCGCCGCACGGCGATGTCAAGCTCGCCCTGGGACATCCTCTTGTACGCCCGCCGTGCACTGGCGAACATGGGCGCGCCGTAGCGCGACCCCTCGTCGCCGTCCCAACGCGCATGGACGATCTGCCACTCAGGGAAAAACACGGCGTCGGCGGGCGGGGTGTCGGTGTAGGTCGGTCGCTCCGTCCAGTAGAAGGCGCGTGCGGGGTCGGTGAAGCGGTCGAAGCTGTCCGAGTTGCGATACATCTCCGTCGTGGGTTTGCGCGTGATCTGCACAATCTCCCCGTTGGCCGCCGCGCCAAGCTCCAGGAACGTATCGCCGTCGCGGAAGGTCAGCCGCGCCCAGTCATCGAGCCGCTTGTGCAGGTGCACGCGGGCAAAGAGCGCATCAGCCGCCGCCTGCGCCTGGGCCGCCCTGGGGCCGGTGATCTGCAGTACGAATCCGCCCTTGGTCGCGTCGCGGGCCAAAGTCGCCATAGACTGCTTGGGCCGCGGGTCCTCTAGCGTCATCTGCCGGCTGTCGGCAATCTGGGCGCGGCGGTCGCGCTGCGCCGTCCAGTCAACCGCCGACGGGCGGGACGTGCGCACCTCGGTGGGCGGCGCGGTGACGACTGGGGGCGCGGCGCGCCGCTGCCAGAGGGTGCTGATGCGGTCGAGGATGGTAGCCATTATCCAAACATCTCCTTTACCTGCGCGCTGCTGCTCACCACTGCCGGCGCGGTGGCGGTGGCGGTGCGCCCCGTCATGCCGTGCCATGCGAATGCGAGGCTCATAACTGTGTCGTCATGCCCGCCTGCGGGCGCGCTGTAGCGCAACATGCCGCTAGGTAGCTTCTCCATTGTGAAAGCCCCCAACTCTGCCATGAGCACAGGATCGGGGATGATGCGCAACTGGCCGCGCTCAAATGCTAACGCCAGCGAATCGATGGCGATCTGCTTGCTGGCGTTCGTGGTCGTAAATGGTACGATGGGCAGACCCATTCGCTGCAACTGCTCAATCATGGGGATGCCGATGCTGTTGGTTTCTGCGACAATGGCATCAGGGCGAAAGCGCGTCGCCATTGCCTCGATGCGCCCCGACTGGATGTGATAATCAATTTGATTGAATCTATCCAGGGCAACAAGGCAGTTGGTTGTAGCGTCAATGACCGTCAGCACCGTAAAATCGTCGGATCGGGCAAAGTCCAAACCCATGACGTAGCTATGCCCAGGCGCTGCAACTTCCTGTGCCTGGGCGGTTGCCGCCGCCGTAATGCCGCGGAACACCGAGCCGCCGTCCTCCAAAAAACGCGCTTCTATCTCCTGGCTATACACCCTCTCCGGCATCGTGTCGCGCATGGCGTCCAGTTCGCTCGCCTTGATGCGCGGGTTGACGCTGGACGGCATCTGCCAGGAAGCCCACTCGCTTTTTAGCGGGTCTTGCCCCCACTGCCACATCTGCCAGAACCCATTGCGGCCTTTTGGTGTGGACAGGAAGTAGGCGTCACCCTCGTAATCAACCAACGTAGGCCGCAGCGCGTACTGCCAGGCGTCCATGAGCGCCGGAACCATTGCCGCCTCGTCTACGATGATGCGCTTGTATTTGCGGCCTCTGGCGCTGTCGGGGTTGTCGAGTGACCAGAACTCAAGCACGCCGCCGGCCATGTTCTCGATGCGGTGATCTGCCGTGCTGATGCGCGTGGCGATAGGCTTGAGTACGCGCACCGCCTCGCGCCAGACCTCAAGCAGCATCTTGTATGTCGGGCTAAACCACCCGACAGGGAAGGCGAGCACGTCGGGCGTCACGCAGCGGTCAATGCCGTAGGTGGTTTTGCCGTAGCGCCGCCCGCAGGCCAAACAATTGAACCGGCGCGCCTCGCGGGTGATGGTCGCCTGCCCTGCGTGCTGCTTGGGCAATACCAGTTCAATCGTTCGCGTCGGCATACCTGATCACAATCTCCGTTTGCAGCGGCCCGCCGCCCTCGCCGGTGAGTTCCATCGTGTCACCGTAGCCGCGCCGCTTGCCTTTTTTTGTCAGATACCACTTCGCATCTGCCGTGTCGCCGTCCTTGATCGCCTTGAGTACGGTGGATTCCGCCAAGTCTAGCATCGTCTCGCACTCAGCATCGTAGGCACGCTTGACGGTTGGGAAGTCATGCACCCAACTGTCAGCCGTTTTCCAGTCGCAGCCCACCTTGCGGGCGATGGCCGAAATAATGCCGCCCGTGCCGGGTATGGCGTCAACAAACATTTGTGCGGTGTACTTGCTTCCTTGTCTGCTCATTATGGAAAGTTAGGATTCAAAAAGAACGGGCTGCACGCCGGTATGGTCAAGGAAGCGTTGTAATGTCACGGCAACATAGCCAGGACTAATCTCGCAGGCGCGCGCTTTTCGGGATAGGTTCTCGCAGGCGATCAGGGTTGTGCCGGAACCGGAGAAAGGATCGAACACAATTGCGCCCTGATCTGTGCTTGCCTTAATAAATACGCTTTCAAGTTCTACGGGCTTGGCCGCATTGTGCAGCCTGTCTTCGTTCTGTGGCACGTTGAAGCGTTGCACGTTGGCAATACCGTGAATCTGACGCATACCGCCGCCGCCTACCGTCATCTTTGTCTGTTTTGGTTCTCGATTGAGGAACAAAATAAACTCGTGCCTACTCGTGTAATTTGTCCCAATGCCCCCGTCGCCTTTGTCCCACACAATGCAATTCAGCGGGCGCAAGTCGAACCGTTCCAACTGAGACCACCAAGCATTAAATGACTTCCAATCACAGTGGATATATATATGGGCGTTTGTCTCCGTAACACTGACGGCGGCGGCAAAGACTTCGCGGCAAAACGGTAAAATCATCTTGTCGTCTGTGATGTTCTTGCCTATGCCGGTGCTGGAGCCAAACACGGCATACGGTGGGTCAGTCACAACTGCCGTCGCCCTCTCTCCCCCCATCACCCGCGCCACCGTCGCCGCGTCGGTGCAATCGCCGCAGATCAGTTTGTGCGGGTGTCCCTTGCCGCTGTCAAGCAACCACAACTGCCCCGGCGCTGTTTGCCATTGTTGCCGCAATTCCTCGGCGCGGTCAATCTGCGGCGCGGTGTCGCCTTCGGTCTTGGGCGTCAGGTCCGCCAACAGTTCGTCTAGCTCGTCCTGCCGGAACATGGCCGACAGGTCAAGCCCCGCGGTGATGTCGCCTAGCAGCACGCTTGCGTCCCACTCTAGCCCAACCTGCCCGGCGCGATTATCGTAGTAGGCGAGTTTGCGCGCCGCGCCGGTATCGTCCGACAAGTCCAGGTCGGTGCGCTGCACGGCGACTAACTCCGTTCCATCCGTCTGGACGATGCGCACAGGCAAGCCGATGTCGGACGCCGCCTCAAACGTCTTATTGCCGGCAATGATGCGCCCGTCCTTGTCGAGCACGATGGACCGCCCCGCGCCAGTCTCGCGCAGAGAAGCCTCCACCATATAGCGGCCTCTCTCCGTCCCCTTGTTGGCGTTCTTCGTGTCGGGTTGGATGCCTTCGTATTCAGCCTTGCGTTTAGCCATCCCCCACCCCCGTAACCTCGGTTACACCCCTCGCCGCGTCCAGCACGCACTGCGCATCCTCCGGCAGCACAAACACCGTCTTACCGCGCTGCACCTTGCCGATGGCCGCGTCCAACGGCAGCGGGCTGCAATAGGTCAGCGTCACCGGGTGCGCCTGCCAGTCGCCGCGGGCGTCCTGGTGAATGCGAACGGCGGGCGTCATGGCTGCGGCCCCCTCGCCTCGCGCTCCAACCACAACACCTGCAACATGTTCGCCTGCGTGTGCAGCGCGGCCTCGATGGCTGTCAGGCGCTCGTCGATGCGCTTC